GCGGCAGTGTTACTGGAAATGCTGCGGTATCTGCTCAGGGCATTAGGATTCAATTTGGCGATGCTAGTGTTAGTTCTTCAGCAATAGTAACGGCAGACGGTATTAGGGTTAGAACAAGCATTGCTAGTATCACAGGAACAGCTACGGTCACAGCCCTTGGTGGCGTGGTTAATAACGCATCTGGGGCGATTATTGGCGTAGCTGATGTATCAGTTTACCCAACTGCTATATGGGCTGGAAACGGCTCTATTAACGTCGTAACGATATGTGCTGCTACAGGCCAGATTATTGGCGAGGAGTGGTCAGATTTAACTCCTGAAGCAACAAATTGGTCTGGCGTTACTACGGGCGAAAATACATGGACTGCGGTGGTTGCTGATTCTAATAGTTGGACACCGGCTCCTGAGTCTTCAAACACATGGACTACGCAATCTGGCGGGTCAAATACTTGGATGAGGCAGTAATGCAAAAGATTCTATTCGGTGAGTGGTTGCCAGATCAACCCGGTGTTACAGGCGCAGTAACAGACGCAAAAAACTGTTATCCAGTAGCTAACGGCTATGCTCCTATTAAGAGTGAAGCTGATTATTCTGATGCTGCTGGTGCGGATTTAATAATTACCTTTGCTGGTAAGTTTGATAGCGCTAGTACATTATTTGCAGCTAGTACGACACAGATTTATAAGTTTGATAGCGCTGACGCTAGTTTGGATGCAGCTACAACTACGGGTTACACAGCGGTAGAGGGTTGGGATGTTACCCAATTTGGCGCAAAGATGATTCTGGCTAATGGTCAGGATAAGTTGCAAGCATTTACACTAAATTCATCAACTTACTTTGCTGATCTAGCTGCCGCTGCTCCTACCGCTAAGTTTGTAACCGTTGTCCGTGACTTTGTTGTGGCTGCTAGTGATGCGACAGAAACAAGCAAGGTCTACTGGTCAGACATTAATGACGAGACTGACTGGACTTCTGGCTCTGCTTCTCAATCTGATACCCAAGTTCTTCCTGACGGTGGTGACATTACTGGTTTAGCTGGTGGTGAGTATGGTCTTATTTTCTTGGAACGTGCTATCTACCGTATGAGCTATGCTGGCTCTCCGTTCTTCTTCCAGTTTGACGCTATTAGCCGGTCTTTAGGCTGTATTTCTAACGGTTCTATTGCTCAGTACGGCAACCTAACGTATTTCCTTGCAGACGATGGCTTCTATGTCTGCGATGGTCAATCAACTAAGAACATCGGTACTGAGAAGGTAAACCGCTGGTTCTTTAGCAATGCTATTCCCGGTGAAATACCTACTGGAATGAGTGCTACGGTTGATCCTATTAACAAGTTAGTAATATGGAAGTTTAACAATACGTTTGGCGGCAAGTATTTGCTGATGTTTTCTATTGACCTGAACAAATGGTCTTATGCAGATACTACGGCAACGTCTATTGCTTATGTATTAACGCCTTCAGCTACGTTAGAACAGGTAGATAACTACAATTCAAGCATTGATGCGCTAGATATTCCGCTGGATTCCCGAGTATTTGCTGGTGGTCAGCTACTGTTTGCGGGTGTAAGTGGTCAGAAGATCATATCTTTCTCTGGTCAACCTAAGACTGCGATCATATCAACGGGTGATATTGATGTAGGTCGCTCTACGGTGATGCTGTCAAAGCCTATTGTTGACGGTGGTAGTGGTTCTGTCGCTATTTCTAGCCGGGATAATCTTGCTGAACAGGTGGAATTTGGCTCAAATGTAGTTGCTGATGCAGAAAACCGTGTGAGCTTGCGGTCTAATGGTGAATATCATCGTCTAAGACTGACTCCGACTGGTTCTAACTGGCAGACAGCCGTAGGACTAGAGTTTGACGTTGTTAAACAGGGTAACCGATGACAACTAAAAACGTACAGTTTCGCACTCTACCTACTTTTGGAGCGTCTGAACGTGATGTTTCTGAGGTTGTTCGTGGGATTATGGATGGCAAAACAAATAACTCAGGGTATTTCACAACAACAACAACTGCGACACAGACAACTTTAAACGATCCTAGAATTGGTTTCGATTCAGCAATTATTTTTACCCCTATGAACGATAAGGCGGCTCAAGAAATGGATAAATTATGGGTAGGAACACGGTCGCAGGGTAGTGCTGTTATAAACCATGCCAGTAACGCTCATGTTTGCAACTTTATGTACATTGTGGTGGGCTAATGGAGTTTAGGTACATACCTGTAGAACAACTTAGGGACTGGTGGCCTAGCATTCGATCCGGTTTAGACAAAATCAAAACACGTAGTCCAGAGAATTGGATACCAGAGGATGTGTACACAGACTGTTTTAACCAAAAGGCAATGCTATGGGTAGTTTTAGAAAACAATCATTTTGTAGGCTTTTTTATCCTGCAACCTATGGGCGACACAATGCACGTATGGGCTGCTTGGACGTTAGAAAATAATTATCAAATTGTGGAATCTGGATTAAAATACATAAAAGACATCTGTCGTCAAGGAAATGTCAAATACTTAACTTTCTCTAGCCATCGACAAGGGTGGCAACGCAGGGCGAAACAGTTTGGTTTCCGTCCTAGACAATGGATTTGCGAGGTGTAATATGGGCGGTGGCGGCGGAACTACAAATAGCACAACAACTACGAACATTGATCCTAGTATCAAGCCGTATGTTACTTATGGCCTAGAAGAAGGCAAACGTCTTTACGAGTCTGGCACACCTAGCTTCTTTCCCGGTCAGACCTATGTCTCCCCATCTCAGGCTACTCAATCTGCCCTACAAATGGCTCAGGAACGGGCTATGTCGGGTTCTCCGTTGGTTCGGTCAGCACAGGCAGAGCAACTAGCTACGATTCAAGGACGAGGCGTTAATCCATTCCTAGAGGGTGCTTTGGCTGGCGTTAATCGTCAGGCTCGTGAAACATTTACGGAAGGTGTCCAAGGTCTTCAATCTAGGGCTTCTTCAATGGGTCGTTACGGCTCTGCTGCTCTAGGTGAGCAAGAAGCTCGCGCCCAAGACGTATTTGCTCGTTCCTTAGCTGAACAAGGCGGTCAGTTGGCTTACGGATCGGCTGAAGCTGAACGCGCTAGACAGATGCAAGCTGCTCAGATGGCTCCTCAGATGGCTGCTACTGACTACGCTGATATTCAAAAGCTGCTGACAGCAGGTCAGGCTCAGGAACAATACTCGTCTGCTGCATTGCAAGACCAACTTAACCGCTTCAACTTTGAACAGAACTTGCCACAAGCAAAACTTAGTCAATTTGCTAACTTGTTTAGCAGTGTGCCGCAGGGTAGTCAGACTGTTCAGCAAGCTACGCCATCGGGAGGTAAATAATGTCTGGTCAAGGTGCAGCGATTGGTGCAGCAACGGGCGCAACGTATGCTCTTGCTACAGGTAAAGATCCCCTTAAATACGCAGTGATTGGTGGCGCTGTTGGTGGCGCTGGGCCGGGAGCTGCTTCGGCTTTAGGGCTTGGCGGTACTGCTGCTGCTGGCGCTGGAACTGCTGGCGCTGCTGCTGGCGGTGCTGCTGGTTCGTTAGGGGCAAGTGGTGGGGCATTAACTGGTGCTGGTGCTACTGGCGCAAATACTATGTTTGCTAATGCTGCTGGTGTTAATGCCGGTACTATGATTAATGCTAGTCAGGCTGCTGCTCCCAGTACTTTTATGGGTGCTAGCCAAGCTACTGCTCCCGGAATATTCGCTCCTCCTTCCGGTGGTTATCAGTCATTAACGGCTGGAATGCAACAACCTTTAACGTATGAGCAAACTACCGCTACTGGGATGCAAAGACCTATCGGGTTTCTTGAATCAACATTGAATCCTAATATTGAATCATCTTCAATGGCTCCGTCTTTTATGGAACAAGTTGGCTCTGGCGCAAGTCAAGTTGGTCAATATGCACAGCAAAACCCAGTTTTAACGCAAATGGCTATGCAATCAGCACAACAAGCGCTGCAACAGCCTGAAGCGCAATTCGCTCCTGCTGGACAAATTAGCCGTGGTGAGATTAAAAATAATGATTACGCTAGCTTGCTTAATCCACAGCAAGATACGGTTCTTAGACCGCAACGGATTTCCCTTTTAGGGTGATATATGGCACTTTCAGATTACATTCCTAATGTCTTTGGTCAAGCGGCTCCTAGCTATTTGCAGGGATTGCTTGGTGCTGAAGAAACTCAGAACTTGCAGAACCGGGCTAATGTTCAGGGCTTGCTAGGTGCTGGTCTTGCACTAGCTCAAGGCATGAGCCGTACTGGCCCTCGTCGTTCTGCTGCTGAAAACATCCTTGGTGCATTGTCTGGTGGCTTTGGTGCTGCTGGTGGCGCTTACGATCAGGGTATTAAGAATTACGTTACACAGCAACAGATTGCACAGACTCAGTTGGCACAAGGTCAAGCAGTTAGCAAGATGAGAAGTATAGCTGATGCTAAAGCTAAATATCCAGACTTAGCCCCATTGTTTGACATTGATCCCGGTGAAGCGACTAAACAAGTAATGAACCGTGAGCGCGCAAAGATGTACGGGTTTGGTAGCCCTACTGCTGCACAAGTGCCTACTGCACAAGTGCCTACTGCACAACCGTCTCAACAAGCTCCAATGGAGCCAGCATTAGCAATTACTGCTGAAGGGACACAATTTGTTGGAGTTCCTAATTTTGCTGCTGGTAAGAAATATGTTGATGAAAACCGTAATCTTCAGGTTCAACAAACTCAACGAGCGCCTACTACTCAAGTCCCTCAATTAGTTGATCCTGCTTCACTTGCTAAAGCTACTGATTACCGTAATAAAGCAGCATTTGCCTATTCAATGGGCGATGACAAAATGGGCAAGTTCTTTACTGATGAGGCTGACAGGATTGATCCTAAAGAGCAACTGTTCTTTAGAGATGATAAGTTGGTATCAAGCAAGCGAGGAATTATTAATGACTTCAGTGGTGGAAAAATCCTAACTGATGAACAAGCTGTAGCTTTAGGCCTAGATCCTAATCGTGGTAAGTGGACAATGAAGGCTGGTATTCCTTCGTTAGTTACTGGTACAGAAGGTAAAACTAGACTATTAACACAACAAGAAATTACAAATAATAACCTTGATCCAAATAAAGCATATCAAGTAACACCTAAGGGTGACATATCTGTAGTTACTGATGTTGGATCAGTTGCTAATAAGGCAGATTTGATTAAGGTTCTTCCTACTCAGTTTACTGGTGTTTATCCAACACTGAAGCCTAGTGTTGATGCGCTTATCGCTAGAGCGCCAACAATGACTAGGGATCAAATTGTTACTGAGTCTGAAAAGATATTGAATGCTGATGCTGATATTCGTAAAGAGCTTGATCCTACACTCCAAGCTATTGATATTAAAAAGCGTAGAGCAAGTAAAACTGACGTTAATGTATATCCTTCAGATAAAAAATTTGGCGAGGAATTTGGTAAAGGTGTTGCTGGCGCTGTTGAAACAACTTATAACAGAGCTATATCTGCTCAACAAACAATATCAACTATCAACAATATTCGCCCTTTAATTAAAGACGGTGTTTATTCTGGGCCTTTGTCAACGTCAAATATGTACATTGATAGGCTTGCATCATCGTTAGGCATTACTTCTGGGACGATTAATGATAAATTAGTTAGAACTTCTCAGGCAATGCAAGGGTTAGCAAGTTTGGAATTATCTGCTGCTGAGGCCATGAAGGGTCAAGGAGCAATTACTGAGAATGAACGTTCATTAATTGCTCGTGCTGCTGGCGGCAATTTTGCTCAATTTACTGCTGCTGAAGTTTCTGGATTACTCAATGCGCTTGAAAAAACAGCGCGATCAAAAATATCTTCGCACACTAAAAATCTTGAGAGATTGCGTAAACGTAAAGATACGGCAGATTTGGCTGATTTTTATGAATTGGAAAATACTGGTAATTTACAAGATGCTGCGAAACAAGAATTAGAACGTAGAAAGGGTAAATAATGGATTTATCCAAAATATCAACTAAAGACCTTGAGTATATTAACTCAGGTCAAATTGATAAGGTATCTACTGCTGGTCTTGAAGAACTTGCTAAACAGCAAGAGGCTACTATAGCCCCTTCTGCCCCACAGCCACAGCCTAGAACTGCTGGTGAGGAATTTGTTAGAGGTGCTGGACTCGCAACTAGGGGTGCTGCTCCTGTAGCTGCTGGTGCTGGTCTTGGTTTTGCATTGGGAGGCCCACCGGGAGCTTTAGCTGGATCACTAACGCTTCCTTTGGCTGAAATTGCTACACAAGGCGCTAATGTATTGTTGCCTAAAGATTATCAAATTCCTTCTCCTTATGGTGCTGTTGAAAATCTTTTGACGCAACTTGGATTACCTGTTCCTGAAAATACTCGTGAACGTATGGTTCAGGCTGCTGGTGGCGCATTAGGTGGCACTACTGCTCAATTGACTACCTTGCCATCTATTGCAAAGACTGCAACGACTGAGTTTGGTAGAGGTCTTGCTGGTCAAATGGCTCAACAGCCGGGTAGGCAATTGGCTGCTACTGTTCCATCTGTTGCTGCATCACAAGTAGTTGGAGAAAGTTACGGCCCTGTAGCTGGTATGGCTGCTGGCATGATTACTGGCGCTCCATTTTCTATTGGGTTAAAGCCTAGAGATGTGGACTTTATTCCAACGACTCAAG